TGGCTCATGGCGGCCAGGATGGAAGCGCGGTCGGAGCGGGAGTCCACCGAGATGTTTTGCACGATGGTGACGCCGCCGCCACCGCCGCCCCCAAGCGCATTGTTCGGCACCACCGTGCCGGCGGTGTTGGGCAGCAGTACCTCGGGGCCGTTCTCGCCGACCACGTAATACTGGCCAGGGTAGACCGCCCCGCCGCTGGCTTTGCCGCCGCCGAAGTTGAAAATGCTGCCCCAGTTGATGCCGCTGAAGATGCCGGAGATGGCATTGCCCAGGGGCTCGGTGACGCTTTTGCGGATGATGATCCGGGCGATGTCCTTCTCGATGCCCTTCAGCACCTCGCTGAAGCTCTTCCCGCCGATTACCGCGTCCTCGAACGCCGACGAGAAGGTGAGGCCCAGTTCGTCGGCGATGGACTTCTGCTCGCGCAGGGTGTCGTTGACCTGGTTGAGACCGTCGATCTGCTCGTTGATGGCAAAGGTGGCTTCGGTGGCCTGCTCCTTGGTGAGCAACCCCGCCTCCTGAAGCTGGGCGATCTCGTCCAGCTTGCGGCGGTACTTCTCGACCGGGTCGATCAGGTCGATATAGCCCGCCGCCGCATTGCGAAGTTGGGCGTTGGCGGCATCCAGAGAATCCTGCCAGGCCTGGGCGGATTCATCCGCCCGGTCGAAGGCCGCCTCCCTGGCCTTGTCCATCTCCTCGCCGATCTGAAAAAGCGTGCGGGTCAGGTGGGCGGATTCCTCCATGGCCCATTCCGTGTCGGACATGCGGTCCTTGGGCTTGGCGGTTTTTCCGTCTGGCGTCAGGCTGATTTTTGGGCGGCCTGGCGGGGAGGGCTGCTTGTAATTGCCGGTGCCGAATTGATCGTTTAGGGCGAGGGCTTCGCGGCCCTGGATCTCCAGCAGCGTTTGCTTGATCGCCTCCAGTTCGGATAGGCGAGCGCGCAGGCGTGGGCCATTGATGCCAGCAATGTCGCCCTGGACCGTGCCGGCGTCCTTGAGTTGCAACTGGATGGCGGCCATTTCGTCGCGCACGGCCTTGAGGTTGGCGCTGTTGGTGCCAGTCGGGTTGATGCCGCCCAGCACCAAGCCGACGAACCCGCCATGCCGGGAAGATAGCGAGATAGCATCGTTCCAGCGCGTCAGCATGTCGTTCATGGCCGGCAGCAGGCTGGTGGCGATGGCAGTACCAACCCCAGACGCCTGGGTCTTGAACCGGCTCATGGCATCGTTGAACTTGTCCGCCTGCTCTGCCATCTCCTTGGTGACCGGGTTGAGGCGCTTGCCCTCCTCCACGATGGCGCGCAAACCATCGCCGCCCTCGGCCAGGGCCGGGGCCAACTCGGTCCAGGTCTTGCCGATGACCTTGCTCAGGGCGTTGGCCTTGTCGCCTTCGGTTTTGAAGCGGCCGAAGGCATCCGCCAACTGGTAGAACGCCTCCATGGGATCGGTGGCGGTGATGCCCAGGTCGCGCAGGACCGTCTGGGCTTCCTTGCTGCCGCCGGCGGCTTCGCCCAGGGTCTTGTTGAGCTTGGCGATACCGCCGCCCAGCATCTCCATGGTGGTGCCGGACTTGTCCACCACGAGCTGGAGCCCGGCCAGGTTGTCCACGGCGATGCCGGTTTTCTTGGACAGATCGTTCAGGTTGTCGGCGGCATCGATGCTGGATTTGATCCAGGCCGCCCAGGCGCCGACGCCCAGGGCGCCCACCATAGCGGTGGCGGCGGCGCCCGCCTTGGCGAACGCCGCCTGCATGCGCTGGCTTTCCTTTTCCGCCTGGTGAGCCATCTTGCCCAGGTCGCGCTCGATGTTGGCGAGGCGGGCATTGAGGTCGATGGTGAGACTGGCGAAGGCCATGTCTACTCCTTTTGGCGCTGGCGCTCTCGAATAGCGGCGAGTTGGCGCACGAGTTTTTCCGGATCGGCGATGCCGAGCATTTCGGTGATGAGCGGCAGCGCGGCCCAGTTCAGGCTGGCATCCATGAGATTCCAGGCCCGGACGGCGAGCCGTATGTCGTCGGATTGATCTGGCCGGAGGCTTTCAGGCAGTTGGCTGGCCTCCAGCCAGGCAATCAGTTTTTTTCCGCGTCCTCCAGACTGGCGCGGCGGCGATCCATGGCTTCGGTCAGTTGTTTGAACAGCGGCTCCACCGCGTCCGTGTGATCGCCCAGCCATTCGCGGAACAGGTCGCCGTCGAACTCCACCGGGCTGGGATCGCCTCCCGGCACCAAGTCCAGTGCGGTCAGATCCCAACCCACCGTGAACCGGCCGACGATGCGGCGGTAGCTGAGACGCCTACCGCCCAGCGTTTCGGCGAAGTCCTGCAATTCACCGTCGGTTGGAATGCGCAGGGTGAAGCGGTGCCCGAGGGCGTCGGCCTGGATCTCGCGGGCCCGCCGCATTTTGGCGATCAGCGTTTCGGCGTTCATGGCTTAAGCGCTGTAGTAGGTGGGGAAACCGTTGGAGGTGATCACGGACTTGCAAGTGATCAGCCCCTGGGCCTGCCCGCCCGGGGCGTTGTTAAAGCCGACGTAGCCGGCGAAGACCATGATGGCGCCGCCGGTGCCGAAGGTGAACTTGAACGCCCGCACGGCCTGGGCCTCGCTGGCCGATTTCATGGCCGCCTGTCCCGTGTCGGTCGGATCCCAGATGTGATCCATGTCGTAGGAACTCGCGCTGGGCAGACCGGGAATCTGGCTGCGGGCGTTTCCGTGGATGGTGGTGGTGTCGATGAAATCGAAACCGCCGTCGTTGCTGTTCACAGTCGTGGCCGACGAGATCGTGGTGCCGAAGGTGATCTTCTTGGCCGTGCCGCTGCTGAAGGTATCGTAGGCGCTGGTATCGATGCCGGTGCCGCCGCTCACGTCTTCCAGTTGGAAACTGTCCGTGGCTTGGTTGCAGACCCTGAACACGCGGCCGTTGAGCTGATACATGCCCTGGACTTCCAAATAGAGGAAATCGCCGTTGGCGTAGCCGTGAGCCGTGCTGCTCACCACGCCGGGGGCGGCCTTGGTGATGCCGGAAATGGTTTTTGCGGCGGCCAGCGCGGACTGCATGGCCACGGCCACGTTGCTCCACTTGCGGGGGGTTGCCATGGTGTGTTCCTTTCAAAAAAAAACCCCGCCGAAGCGGGGTGGGTGGATGGCCGGCTGGCCGTATCAGGTGATCAACAGTTCGTAGTCCAGGGTGGCCGCCAGACGGCCGGTGGCGGCGTCGATTTCGGCGCCCCTGCCGCGATAGACGTGGCCGGCCGCGCGCATGGCGGCCTCCACCGCATCCGCGACTTCTTCGGCTTTGACCCGGGTTTCAGCCCAGCAAGCCACGGCCATGCCAACGTCGGTGCCCGGCACGCTGCCGTGAATGGTGGCGATGGGGGCGGTGGCGACGCGCTCATAGCCGATATAGGGCGGATCCTTTTCTTCCGGGATCAAATCGGGGTAGATGCGCGTGCCAACCAGGGCGGTGACGCCGGCATTGCCGCTCAGCAGGGCATAGAGTTGGGTTTCCGCGCTCATGGCTCAGGCATAAAAAAACCCGCCGAAGCGGGTGGGTTGGGGGACGGCCGGCCGGGTCATTTGCGGGCGTTGGCCTTATCGATCCGCGTTTTGAGTCTGGCCTTGAAGATCTCGATGGCGCGCCCGGTGTTGGCGTTGAAGGCCGGGCCCATGAAAGGCTGGCGGGGCTTGCCTTGCGTGACGAACTCCAGGAACCGCCAGTAGAACGGGTCGAACGGGTTGCGGGCGCTGGCTTTGCCGCCCAGGCCCTTGCGCTTGCTCACGGAAACGAAGACGCCGATCTCGCCGTTCTGGCCTTTGAAGACCTTGGAGGACTTGATCTGGATGCTTTGGCGGACCGTGCCGGGCAGGCGGTATGGGTGGGGCTTCTTCAGCACCGGCGCGTTGGCCACGGCGGCGCGCTGGATGGGCTTGGCGGCATCGCGCAGGGCGGCGCGGACCACCTTGCGGCGCAGGTCAGCCGCCAGTTCCTTGATGGCGCGGTTGAGGTCGTCCAGGCCGTGGATGCGTTGGCTGTCAGCCATCGAGCAGCCCCTTGGCGCATTGCAGGTTCATGCTCACACCGTCGGCATCCGGGATGATGGCGTGGATGGCGTAGACGGCTGACCCGTGCAGCACGCGCCAGTCCGCTTGCACGGCAGGATTGTTGCGCATGAGGATGCGGGCGGTGACTTCGCTTTGCGCCTGCTGGGCGGCGATGAGCGACTTGCCGGACAGGGCTTCCACCCGGGCGGCCCAGAGGCCGTCGGCGGCGGCGCTGGACTGCTTGGTCCATGTGACGACTTCGCCGCCCATGGCGTCGCGGCTGACGCTCTTGGCTTGCAGCTCGACGCGGTGGATCAGGCGGCCGGCGGCGAGCATCGCTATGGACTCGGTTCAGTGGGCGCGGTGGTGATCAGGGCGGTGATCAGGCCGTCGTCCTCATGGTGCTCGACGCGCAGATGCGCGAGGGCTTCGTTGAGGTAGAGTGGCTCTCCAGGCGGGGCGGTGAGCAGGGTGAGGCCCATAACTATTTGGACTCCTTCTTGCGGCGCTTGGGTTTGGTGGCGGGCTCTTTGGTTTCCATGGCGGATTCGCTGGCAATGAGGTACTTCTCGCGGATGGTGTCCTCCATGGACACTTCGGCATCTTCTTGAGGTTGCTCAAGGTCGATGACTTCGTCGGTCATTTACATCTCCTGCGCCTCTCGGCGTTAAGGTGGGAAACCCGCTAGGCGGGGTGGGGATTTATGCGTGATATGCGGGCTAGACTTTTACGATCCGGATTTCCCGCGTGGAGGATACTCCTCCGTTGTTTGGCGGGCACCTGTAACTAAACCCATAGGCATCACGCATTCCGACAACACCGAGAAAGTTGCCTGCGCTAGCCTGTTGATAGCCATAACCGCCATCGAACGAGATGGATTTGCTTGTGTTGCTGCCGCCGTCTGTCAATGTGCCGAGCACCGTATTAGTTCCTGTGTAATCGTTATGCGTCCAGGTTGCCGTTACGCCCGCCGCGACTCTGATTGGCGTGGCAGCGTACAAAACATTGTTTTGTATCGTGTGACCAGTTCCGGAAGTCGCATCAATCGCCCTGTAGTTGCTGTAACTGACCAACGTATTGTGATATACGCTGGTGTTGTCCGAGGTGGTTGTGTTGGCGAGGATGTTGATTGGAATATGCGCCACGATTAGATTGTTATAGATTTCGTTGTTATTGCCCCCGCGTGTGCTGATTCCATTGTGGCTTTCTAGCCCGACATGCATTCTGTTTCGGAATATTTTTGCATACCCGCCTTTATTGTTCGACCCGCCACATATACATGCAGACGCAGTGTATCTTCCGTTTGGCGCGGTGAACAGATTGTCGTAAATCATGGCTTTTTTGGCAGAGGCCAGGTCTATTGCGTACTCTCCCCACCCGGTAAATGTGTTATCGAATATGCGGAGTTGGTAATTCCAATCCACGTCGGTCCTGGAGCTGTCTGTGGAGATGCATTTTTCTTCATCGCCGGAAAAGCCTCCTGATCCAATTATTGTCCCAAATGTGTTGCCGCTGACTATGCAGTTCTTGTTAGAGATCGTCGAATCAACATCGAGGTCGATTGCATAGCGCACGCCGCTGAAATAGTTATTGCTGATTTTTATTGGGCCGTTATCCAATCCTGTAAGCGTTACTCCTCGGCAATCACGACTGCTATTGGATTGCATATAAAACTCGCATCCTTCGATGGTAATGTTGGATGCGCCGGAACTGGCCGGATAGATGCCATGCGCTAAATTAGCGTCAGCCCCGCGAAGAATCATATTTTGTAGGGTAAACCCTGCGGCGGCAACACGGACCAGCGAAAAAGCCGAAACAGACGCACTGCCGTCAATAGTTGCTTTCTGTGTTGCGGTCGGGTCGGTGACAATGGATGTGCTGGCTGCTGTAACAATCTGCGCGGTGACAACAAACGTCCCGATGCAATAGTAGTCCGTGCTTGAACTTAACGTCGACGGAATCGCATTAAACGCCCCGGCTCCGCCTGGAGACCCGGCCTCACTGCGGCTAGACCCGTCTCCATTTATTGCGTAGGTGGAATTGCAGTATTTGATAGCCATGGCAACCTCAACGCATTTTTGCGACAGCGGTACATCCCGCTCCGCACGTTACATCCCAGGCACCGATTACTGCGGTATAGCCCAATGTGAGCGTATAAAACCCAGCAGTGGCCCATCCGCCTGTCGGATACAGTGTATAAGTCGTACCTGTCGCACCGTCGCGGATGGAAATCGTTGCGGTAGCACCTGGCGTATTGACCGTGAGGTCGATCTCTCCAATTACGTCGCCGATTCCAGAATTGCTGCCATTCGCGGTGGTTGTTGCAGAAGATGCGCAATTCACAGTAATCGGGTAATACGGACTATCCGCAAACGATATTTCGCCCATCGGCCCAACCAACCCGGTGACATTGCCGGAGGCGTCGGTGGCGAACCTTACTCGGCGGCCGCCGATTTGGTTGTTCGTGACGGTCATCTCACACTCCCATATAGCCAGATGCCTGCGCGCCGGTGCCGCTGATTGCAGTCACATTTCCGCGCACGTAGGCCCACGGCGCATCCATCTCGATGCCGGCGGTCGCTTTCGTGGTGGAGAGCGTCAGGGTGATGGTGCCGTGAGTCAGCCAGTCGGTGTTGTTGTTGCTGACCTCTATGGCGACGGTGGTGGAACCCGTGCCGGAAGACGTGGAGCCCACCAGCTGGAAGGTCCGTGTGCGCTGGTCGACTTTTACCCCGGGGCCGGGTCCGGGGGCGGTAACGGCGTCCAGAAGCTTGTAAGTTTGCATGCGGTTTCCCTTAGAAGGAGTTGATCCGATAGGCGTCTAGTAGTCCATCCCAGAACACGCGAGGCAGTTCGGCGACGGGGCCGGAGGTGATGGCCTCGCGTTGGGCGTACCAGGTGCCGATAGCCAATAGCAACCACGCCTTGACTGGCTGGGGAACGGCGGCGGCATTGGCATAGCCGGCGGTGTATTCCACCCGCACGGAATTGAGGTCACCGCGGGTGCTGGGCCAGGCATCCCCCCAGGCGGAGGCGAGGCGGCCAGGTTCATTGACGGCGTCCACCGTGTAGCGGCTGCTGTCCAGGGTCTGGAGGGTGCCGTCCTGGTCCAGGTACTTGACGCTTTGCACGCTGGTGAGCGGCGGGCGGGGAAGTTCGATCACGTTCGCACTGGGCCAGGCATCGAGGGTCAAGCGCCATTGGCGGCTGATCAGTTGCCGGCGGGTGTGCAGTTCGGCCTGTTCCCGGGCGGTGATGATCAGGGCGGTGATCAGGGTGTCGTCGGCGCTGTGCTCCACGCGCAGGTGGGCCTTGACTTCGGCCAAGGTCAGGGGCTCTTCTGCGGGCGTGGAGAGCGGGGTCAGGGGCATGGCGCGCGGCGATGGTTATTCGGCGGTCGCCGGTGCGGACGTCTGCACCGGGTTCGCGGCCGTGGTTTCGAGGTTGGCGGGGGCCTGTGCGGTTTCCATGACGGGGTGGCCCCGGCGACGGGGGACGGGCTGGCCATCCGCGTGGCGGGCATAGCCGCCGGCGATGAGGGACTTGCCGAGCTGGGCGTCCACTTCCTGGGGTTTGGGGCCCGGTTGCAAAACGCCTTCCGGGCCGGCGGCCAGGGTGTGCAGAATGATCTTCATGGGGTCTCCCAAGCCGGGCGGCGATGGCGTGGTGCAATCGCCGCCGGCGATGCGGTCAGGGGATCAGGGTCAGGCGGTGCCTTCAGCCGGGCTCACGTGCGCCTCGGCGAAAGCCACGGTGGTGCCCTGGCTGATGGGCAGCTTACTGCCGGCGTACTGGATGGCAATGACGCCGTCGATGACGGCGTTGGCGGTGCCCCGGTCCACGACGCAGCGGACGTAGCGCTCCTGGGGGCGATACACGTCCAGGCACAGGAGCTTGTTTCCGTCGGCGTCGGCGAGGGGGCCGGTGGCGGTGCCCGCCAGATCGGCGGCGTCAGACAGGTCAGAGGCGGCGCCTTGCTGGGCCTTGAGGCTGGTGACCTGAGTGGCGGTGAGGGTGCCGAAAGCGGCGATGAACAGCACGCCGTCGAAGCCCTGCATGTCGAGGATGCTGCTGTTCTGGTCGGTGGTGCCGGCGGCCACGGCGTTCAGGACGCGGGTGACCTTGATGTTTTTCAGGAGGTTGAGGTTCATGGTGGAGTCCTTTCAGTAATTGGGTAGGGTCCCGCGCTTGGCGGGCCCAAAGGGTTGACCGGTATCAGCCCAGCTTGACGCGGGCGAAGGCTTCTTCCAGGACCGGCATGCCGTCACTTTCCAGGCGGCCGATGTAGCCGGTCTGATTGGTTTCGGCGTACAACTCCTTGAGAGCCTGGACCTGCATGTCCATGGCGTCGGCGATCCAATACTGGGAGAAATCGCCGAACATGCCCACGTACAGCCCCGTGGTAAAGGTGTTGGGGACGTACTCAGACATGTTGACGGGGCGACCCAAAAGCATGTCGGGCTCGCCCTCTCGCTTGCTGGGTTGCCAGAGGTATTGGCCGTCGTTGTCCTTGAGCTTGGCGATCATCTTGACGCCGTCGCGGTGGAACAGCCACTCCGCCGTCCTCTGGTACTGTCCCTTGAGGGCGTACTTGGCGTTGAGCAAGCCGTCCATGGTGATGGCGGTAGAGGTGTTGTCGGTGCTCACATCCCGGCCGGTGCTGATGCCCATGGCGGAAGCGGTGAACAGGCCCAGAGGCTGACCGGCGCCGGTGCCGGTGAGGTGGGCCTTTTCCTGAGTGACGCCGAACTTGTAGGCCAGGCGGGCGATGACCAGGGTATCGACGGGCT